GTAGCCGTTGCGCGCTGCGTCCTTGGCGGGCATCGAGCACGCCTTGTCCACCAGCCAGTTCTGGCTGATGAGCGCGGCGGCCTGGTAGCCGATGAAGCCCTGGCCGCAGTACCACGCGAACTGTGTCTCGGGGATGTAGCCGCCCAGCCCGATGCCGTTGCGCATCTTGACCGAGGTCAGGTCGGGGTTGTCCATCGCGATCGCATTGCCGTTCGCGTCCGTCGCGGGAATGAAATTCCCGGCCTCATCGACCGGCTTCAGGTCCTCGATGGTCCGCTGAAACGTCAGGGCCATGTATTCCCGCATCCGGCGCATGCGTTGCGCGGTGTTGCCGCGAATCGGGAAGTCGCCCTCGGTGGAGAAGAAGCTGTTGCGCGCCGGGGCGGAGGGTGCCTCTGCTTTCGGCTTGCGTAACCAACTGAACATCATCCCCCGCTCACGTCAAAAAAGCTCTTTGGTTTGGCCGCCAGCATGTCGGCTATTGCGTCGCACAGCGGGTCGATCTGGTCGTCGTGCGCGTGGCTGTCGTCGGCGGTGAACGCCTCGCATTCCACCAGGAAGTCGCTCACGAAGGGAGCTTCTTCCGGCAGCACGACAAACCCGGACTCGATGAACGATACAGCGTCCATGACGCGGGTCAGCTTGTCCTTGTTGCGTTCCACCCCGCGGACAGGAATTCTTTCGGTTCGCTTGATCTCCTGGATCAGGCCCGTACCGCTGGACTTGTCCTCCACCACCATCTCGCGCAGGACGCCGAGGCCGGTGATGGCGTGGTGCTTGTTCCAGAAGTCGATGGCGTGGCGCTTCAGTTCCGGCGCCTCCCACTTCCCGCGCAACAGGTCGAGCAGGTGGATCTTTCGGTCCTCGCCGAATCCCCAGCACTCGAATACGGTGTAATCGTTGCGCTCGGCGGTCTTCTGGGCGGTGTCGGCGTATATCTTGCGGTAGAGAATCTTTGGCGGCTTCGCACGGGGGAACCATTGCCCCTTGATGATGTTGCCGCCGATGGCGATCGGGGCCTGCTGGTACTGGCTGGAGAAGACGAAGCGGCTGACCTTGTTGCCGTCAGCGTCGCTGCCGTTACCGGCTTCCAGGGCCAGCATGTCGTCGAGCGGTTCCTTGTAGGGCCAGTAGGAGAAGCGGCCCTTGTCGTCTCTCGGCGTGCCGATGATGAGCGGGCGAAGTTTCTCCGGCAACCCGGCAACGTGCTCGTCGTCAATCAGGGCCGGGATGGTGACAAACTCCCACTTGCCGGGGAAGTTGCCGCCTTTGATGAAGCCGGTGGGGTCGTTCTCGCCGAGCCGCTGCATGATGAGGATGACAGGCGTCGCCGGGTTGGCTTTCCGTGACTTGACCGTGCTGAGCAGCTGGCGGTTGGCCGCCTTGATGGCTGACGCGCTGTACGCCTCGTCGGCCTTGAGCAGGTCGTCGAGGATGATGGCTCCTTGGAATCCCTCCGCCATGTGCCCGGCGCGGAAGCCGGTGATCTGGCCCCCGAGCGAAACGGCGTAAACGCCGCCGGCCTTTTTGCCGTCCACGATGACGTTCCAGCGCTTCTTAGCCTTGGCGTCGTCGGCGATCTGCAAGGGCCACATGGCCTGGTATTCGTCGCTCAGAACGATGTCGCGGGCCGTCTGCGAGTTGAGCAGGGCCAGGTCGTCGCCGGAGGTGATGTGCAGGAACCGTGCATTCGGATTGAGCGCCAGGCCGCGAGCGATGAGGTTGATGACCGCCATCTCGCTCTTGGAGCTTCCCGGCGGGACGTTGATGACGAGGTTCTGGCACTTGCCGTCGATCACCCGCTGGATGGCGTCGGCGATGACGTAGTGGTGCCAGTTGACGATGAACTTGATGCCCTGCCGGTGCTTGAAGAAGTAGCGGGTGAAGAACAGGTGGTCCAGTTCGCACTCGGCCTTGATGACGCCACGGCGTATCTCCTCCAGGGTTGCCTGGGGGCTAGAACTCATTCCGGACTTTTTGCAGCTCGGCCTTGATAAGATCGGCCGTTACATTAACCGTAACGCCAGGAGACGGCAAAGGGGCACCATCCTTGCCGGTGTGTTCGTTCCTCTCCACGATCAGGCCGTGCAGTTTGGCCTTTCCCATGCTCGCTGACACCGCCGCAGAAGCCTGTTTGGTTTCTTTGGCGATTGTTCTTGCTTCTTCGAGTTCGATGGTCAGGGAATCGACCGTCACTTTGTGGCGATGGCGATGGTCTTCCTGTAATTCGAGAATTCGTAGGGATACGTTAGGGTTTTGCATCAAGCGACAGGCTTCAACGCGGATCGCCTCGGGGCTCATGTTCTCAGCTTCATAAGATTGGCGGTAAGCTTCGGAAGCGTTACCGATTTCAACCCATTTTTGTGCGAAGTTCTCTTGTTTCTGAGTGACCTTGTTGTCACGATCTTCTGTCATAAAAAAGCCCGCTGTTGCAGCGGGCCGAGGGAATGGGTGCGAAAACCCGCCAAATTCTGGACGCAATTGGTCCGTTAGATAAAACGACCTTATCAAATCTCAATCCGAATATCAAGAAAAAAGTGCAAGGGGATCGTAAGTGGTAATTAAGCTGGCTGCCCGTCCATGACTTGCTTGACCGCCGCACGGAAGCTATGTGCCAGGGCCGAGAACGCTTTGCGATAAGGCTTGTTGGCTGATGTTTCCGGCGTGCGCACGGTGTCCCAGGCGTATTCGATGATGCGGCAGTATTTCTGCCCCAGTTCCCGGCACATGATGGAGAACACCTCGGCGGTTTGTTCGCAGGACAGCGAGTTACTGCTGCCAAGGATTTTGACATCGAGGCATGACTTGACACCGCGTTCCTTGCGATAGGAGCGGTGCGCATCGCGACAGGTCGCATAGGCAATGGCATAGTCAATATCGGCGTTGTCGAGAACGCCGCGGGACACCAACCAGGCGATGACCCGCTCGTCTGTCTCTGCGGCTGCAATGATAGTACCGTGTTCGACCTGAACCCAACCTTTTGCGGAGCTGAACACGCCTGAAGCGCGGGGGATGGTGATGCCGTGGCGCTGAAGCCACTGTTCGGTAACTATGTCCCCAGTCAATTCCCCCTGCATGGAACAACAGCGTAGCGCGTGCGCACGGGGAGTGCAAGCGGAGATGTGCGACTGGTGGGGGATTACGTGCGCCCGGCCCCTTGCGCCCGGAAGGGGCATGGAGCTGGTAAGTTGCGCTAACCGCTGAACGGCCAGGCGCACAATGGGAGAGTAGCGCGGCGACCGATGGATGGCAAGTGGATTCCGGTGCTCATGGCGAGTTCCTGCCCTGAATCGACTCTGGGTAGCCTCCCAGACGCTTCCGGGCGGTGCTTACTTCAAGAAATGTCTGTAAGTAGATGATATACAACCATAAAGCCATAGCTTCCCATTTTCCCAGTGGGAAACGGCCAACAAAAGAAAAACTCCAAGCGTGGGGAGCGGAGCTTCCTCGCGCGCACGCGCGTGTATATGCGTATTTTTTATATGTATATGATTTATAGTATAGTATATGGGAATATGGGAAACACGCACTCAACTCATTGACTTTCAATGTAATTTTTCTTCCCACACAGCTTCCCAAAAACAGGGCTTCCCATATGGGAAACCGCATTATAGCAGTCTGCTGCCAAGACGAGCGGCAACCGCCCCTTGCCCATCAGATAACCACAGGTTGTGTCCAGCTCTCCCGCATGAAACCTCTTTACAGGTTCTTTATGCCGTGGCATGGTGGCCTCGCGCTAACTGCTATCGGGGGCACTTATGGATTTCACTGCCGCCTTCTCCTCGGCCATATCATCGGCCGGGCTCAACCCACCTGCCTCCATAATCACGAATTCGGGCAACCTGATCCGCTTCCGTTCCGGCCCCGGGCACAAGAAGAACGGCTATTACCGGCTGACGGTGGTGCGCGGGCACAACGGCGACGACCTGGCCTTCGGCGTGTTCGGCTGCTGGAAGCGAGGGATCGAGAAGAAATGGCACAGCAAGGACCCGGCGAAGTACACGGCCTACGACAAGGAGCGGCAGCGGCAGGAGCAAGAGAAGATCCGCCGCGAGGCTGAGGAGAAGGCGAGGAACGCGGCCATCCGGGCACAGAAAATCTGGAAACGGGCCAAGGCCGCAGACGCGAAGCACCAGTACCTGCTGAAGAAACAGATCGAACTGGGCGCGATCAACGCCGGGGGCATCCGCCAGTACAAGAACTCGCTCGTCATCCCGGTCTATGCTGACGGGGTGCTGACCTCGCTCCAGTTTATCAGCCCGGACGGTGGCAAGCTGTTCCTGTCTGGTGGCCGAATGCAGGGTGGCTATGCGAGTGTCAGCCGGAAGGAAGACAGCCGCGAGGTGATCGTGATCGCCGAGGGGTATGCCACCGCGGCGTCAG